GAACAAGTATTGGATAAACAACCCCGACGCAGAAAATACAAATAACCTACCTCCGGGTTATTACGAGCAGCAGTTGGCCGGTAAGACGTTGGACTGGGTGCAATGCTACGCCGGTGCCAAGTATGTATTTGTGCAGGATGGCAAGCCGGTCTGGCACGAGTTCTCGGACAGCCTCATGTCTTATGATGTGGAGATTGAGCCGGGTGTGCCAGTACACATTGGCCTCGACTTTGGTTTGACGCCAGCGGCAGTGTTTGGGCAGAAAATGCCGAATGGCCGGTGGCACATTGTGCATGAGCTGGTCGCGTTTAGTATGGGGCTTGAAAGATTTGCCCACCACTTGATGGCGGACATACAGCAGAAATTTTCTGGCTCGGATGTTTACATCTGGGGTGACCCTGCCGGCATGAAACGCGATGAAATTTTTGAGGTGACCGCGTTCGATCATTTGCGGACGCTGGGCCTGCGGGCGCAGCCCACCGCCTCAAATGATTTTATGGTGCGGCGTGAAGCTGGTGCTATGCCTATGAACAGGCTGATTGATGGTAAGCCCGGACTGCTAGTGGCACGCGAGTGCAACCGGACGCGCAAGGCATTGGCTGGCGGCTACCACTTCAAGCGCGTGGCGGTTGGTGCGGGGCAGGAACGCTTCCGCGATGCGCCAAACAAGAATGAGCACTCTCACGTCGGGGACGCCTATGGCTATTTGATGCTGGGTGGCGGCGAACATCGCAGCCTAACCCGCAACCCAAATGGCCGCCAGCAGTTCAAGCAAATTCAGGCGAACACTGATTTTAGCATTTTCTAGGGGAAATATGATGCGAAGCCTTATACCAGAGATAATTGACAGCGACCACGTCAAGATAGTGCCGTTCAGGTGGTACCACCCAAGGGCGATGGACTTGCGCCCTTTCGATTTGAAAACATACGAGCTGGTGCCGGACTTTGAGGACAACCTAAAATATTACCAAAACGAGGAGCACAGTTACACAGCATTTTTGGATAATAAGCCGGTCTGCTGTTTTGGCTCGCACATTCTTTGGAATGGTGTTTCTGAGAGCTGGCTGCTGACGAGCTACGACATCGAGAAGCGTCCCATCACCATCACGCGCATGTGCCGGAGGTATTTTGATTACGTTGCACGCGAACTGCGATTACATCGAATGCAGATAACGTGCAACACCAATGATTTGCTTGCTATGCGCTTTGCAATCGCGCTAAAGTTAGACAAAGAGGGCGTAATGAAAAAGTACGGCCCTGATGGTTCAGACTACGCTGTATTCGCAAGGACATACGATCATGAGTAATTTGTTTAAGGTTAAAACCCCAGCCCCCGACCCAAAGATTGCAGAATTGCAGGCGGAGCAAGAAGCCCGTCTAAAGGCGGATGAGACGGAACGCCGTAAGCAAATCCAAGCGCGTGGCAAAGCTCGGCGTACTGGCGGTATGCGGTCTCTGATTAGCATGAGCCGCGAAGAGGCGCAAGCCGGCCTTAATCCCTTAAATAAGGATATTTAGCTATGGGCGGTCTTGTTAAGTCGGTCACCAAAACCGTGCGTAAAGCTGGCCGTTCTGTCCGAAAGAGGGTTGTCCCCGATAAGGTAGACAAGGCCGTATTCGGAACCATTGCGAATGTAGACGACGTTGTTCGCGGCGAAACGCCCGACGCCGCCGCACAGGCCGAGCGTGAGCGACGCGCCGCTGAGGGGCGTCAAGTCAAAAGGCTGGAGACACAAAAAGAGGAAGCCGAAAAAAAAATCAGGAAGGCTCAAGCCGCTATGGGTAGACAAGTTTCGTCTACATTGAGGGGCCGCCGGGCTAGTCGGCGCACCTTAATGACCACCGACCGCCTTGGGCCTAAAGCCACTCAGGGCGGCAAACAAACGCTAGGATAAAAAGTTATGCCAAAGGTTATTCTAAAAGACGGAAAGGTTCGTCATTTCGCTTATACAAAAGCCGGAATGCAGGCGGCCAAAGAATACGCCAAACAATTTGGTGGCCGCACGGTTGACGGCGGGGCTCGCTACGCGATGGCCAAGAAGAAGGGCACCAAGGCATGAGTAAGCAGGTCTGGGACAAGAAGCGTCCAAAAGATTTGGGCAAGCCCAAAAAAATGAGTTCCAAGCGCAAGCGTTCAGCTATGGCCGCCGCCAAGAAGGCAGGCCGGCCATACCCTAACTTGATTGACAACATGCGAGCGTCCCGTGGCTAGTAAGAAACACCAGAGCCCGAGCGGTGGTCTCAACGCCGCAGGGCGCAAACACTACGGTGTCAAGGCACCGGTGAGGTCTGGCGACAACCCGCGCCGCGCGTCGTTCTTGGCCCGTATGGCTGGAGTGTCCGGCCCTGAGCGCGACAGCTCGGGAAAACCCACGCGCTTACTTTTAAGTCTCAGAAAATGGGGCGCATCTAGCAAGGCGGACGCAAAGCGCAAGGCCGCAGCAATAAGTAGCCGGAATAAGGACAAGGCATAATGGACGTTAAAACAATTCTAAAACGGCACGCAGCGGCACAGTCCCGCAAGGACAACTGGCGTCGCATCTATGAAGACTGCTATGAGTTTGCACTCCCGCAGCGCAACCTTTACGACGGCTACTACGAGGGCGGCGGTGCGCCGGGTCAGGACAAGATGGCTCGCGTGTTCGACAGTACCGCCATCAACTCGGTTCAGCGTTTTGCCAATCGCATTCAGTCTGGTCTGTTCCCGCCATATGGTTCTTGGTGCCGGCTAGAGCCCGGCCCAGATATTCCAGAAGACCGCAAGATTGAGGCACAAGAGGCGTTGGATATTTACTCCGACAAAATGTTTGCGCTTCTGCGGCAGACAAACTTCGACTTGGCAATGGGCGAGTTCCTTATGGACTTGTCCGTCGGCACCGCCGTCATGTTGGTGCAACCCGGCGACGACGTGACGCCCATCCGATTTACCGCCGTTCCACAATACCTAGTTTCAATCGAAGAGGGCGCACACGGTAAGGTCGACAATGTGTACCGCCGTATGCGCCTGAAGGGCGAAGCTATTAAAAACCATTGGCCTGACGCCGAGCTGCCCGATGAGCTAGTCCGCCAGATTGAAGACAAGCCCACGGAAGAGATTGACCTTGTCGAAGCTACAATGCTGGATCAAGAGCGAGGCGACTTTAAGTATTACGTCATCTGGCCGAAGGGTGAGGCAAGCCTTCTGCAACGTAAGATGAAAACAAGCCCGTGGATTGTGGCGCGTTACATGAAGGTCGCCGGCGAGGTTTACGGTCGCGGGCCTCTGCTGACCGCCATCCCAGACATCAAAACGCTAAACAAGACGCTAGAGCTTTTGCTTAAAAATGCCTCTCTGTCTATTGCTGGTGTATACACCGCCGCAGACGATGGCGTGCTGAACCCGCAGTCAATCCGCATCGCGCCGGGTGCAATCATTCCCGTCGCACGCAATGGCGGGCCACAGGGTGAAAGCCTTAAAATGTTGCCACGCTCTGGTGACTTTAACGTGAGCCAAATCATCATCAACGATTTGCGTATGAATGTTAAACGCATCCTGCTCGACGACACTCTGCCGCCGGACAACATGTCCGCACGTTCTGCCACCGAGGTCGCAGAACGCATGAAAGAGCTGTCTCAGAACTTAGGCTCTGCGTTTGGCCGTCTTATCACCGAGACTATGGTGCCGCTAGTTGCACGCATCTTGGCTGTTATGGACGAGCGCGGCATCATTGAGATGCCGCTTCGCGTCAATGGCCTAGAAGTTAAGGTCACGCCTGTGTCACCGATTGCACAAGCCCAGAATATGGGCGACATTGAGAAGATTATGCAGTGGGTGCAGATGGCCGCCGGTCTCGGGCCGGAGGGTCAGATTGCAATCAAGACCGACGGCATTGCCGACTACATTGCCGACAAGCTCGGCGTGCCGGCCAATCTCCGCACCACACCTCAAGAGCGAGAAGAGATTAAGCAGCAGGCTATGCAAGCGGCTCAGGCCGCCCAAGAGGCCGGGGTTCTCGACGAGGCTGTTGCTGGTGAGGAACTTTGAGGGGTGTAATGCGGTTTCTTTTTCCAGTAAATGGTGAGGGCGACGGTAGCACATTCAACAGGGGAGACCTGTCCACGTCAGCGTGGGGAGGTAGATGGGGGGATTACTACTTAATGAGGAAGTATCCCAGAACTTGGAAGATAAGGAAGTTTATTAAAAATGTCACAGACAGAAAACATTGAGGGTTGGGACGGCCTACGTTTGGTCGAGCCCGAAACCCGCAGAACACAGCAGGAAGACAAGGACGACATCGATCGATTGTACCTGCGTGTATTCGGCAGTGATGACGGTCAAAAGCTATTGGAGCATTTGCGGTCACTGACGATTGAGCAGCCGACGTGGTATCCGGGGGAGGAAGCTTCCCACGGTTATGCCCGCGAAGGTCAAAATTCACT